GATATTGAAAAAGCTGTCAGACTAGGTTCTCTTTATTTTGACTTGGATAATAAAGACCCGAACATATCTTACGAAGAATGCAAAAAGTTGGTTGAATACTTAGAGCAGTACGTCCCAGAAAAATCTTTGTTAGTTTATTTTACTGGCAAAAAAGGTTTTCACATAGAATGTGAAGCCATAGCTCTAGGCATCAATCCGTCCAACGCGCTTCCTAACATATTCAGATACATAGCCACTAAGATTAAAAAAAATCTAAACATTGAATCAATAGACTTTAGTGTCTATGACCCCAGAAGAATGTGGCGTCTTGCTGGTAGCAAACATCAGGAAACCGGTCTATATAAAAATCTTATTCCTAAAGAAATACTTAATTCAGGACTGGATGCTGTAGTTGATTTCTGCAAGGTAGAGGCAGATAATCTTGTTGAAGATCAAGAGTTTAACCTGAAAGCAAATGAGTGGTTTAGGGAATTTACTTACGACATGGAGCTAGATAAGGGTAGGTCTTCAAACTTTCTTGAACACTTCAATAAGCATGGGTCGTCTGCTTTCAAGGAGATAAATTTAAATGAAAAAGAATTTACTCCAAAAGAACTATTAAAAAACTGCAGTGCTATCACAAGACTAATTGAGCAGGCAAAAGTTAATAAAAAGTTAGAGCATGAAGCAAGATTGTTTCTCTGTTCAATACTTACCTACAATGAAGAATCAATAAAGTTTTTGTATAGTATACTTAGTCTGTGTGATGATTTTAATTATGAAAAATCCACAAGCCATATTAACGATTGGATAAAAAGAAGACAGATAGGCATAGGTGGCAGACCGTACACTTGTGACCGAGCTAATTCTGCTGGCGTTGGGTGTGGAGATTGTCATTTAGAAAAGAAGAAAAAATGGATTACTGTTGGGAATAAATATATTGAGAGCACTGAAGAGCTCTCACCATCACCAATAAGATTCGCGTATAAACAAAAAGGAGACAGAAACAATGCCAGTTGAAAACGAAGATGATGTGATTGGAGTTTGCACGGAGTGTGAATCCGATCAGCCTATGGCCTATATGTACAAGAGCCCATTCGCCCAGGACGGGAAAGTAGTCCCATGCAAGTACTGTGGGGGAGTTGTAGCAATTGTTTATAGGGAAGAAAGAGATAGTTCCATTAAAGATTCCAAAAATAAACGAGGAATTTAATTAGTAAATTATAATGAAAAATTGGACCAACCTTCATAATCATACAGTCTTCTCAATGCTTGACGGGCACGGTAGAGTCGAAGAATATCTAGAAAGAGCTAAGCTGCTAGGGATGACTGGCATAGCTACTACCGACCACGGTAACATACATTCTTGGCTAGATTTTTATGACGCTGGGAAAGCTGTTGGAGTCAAGCCAATATTGGGTTCTGAATTTTATCAGGCTAGAAAAACTAGATTTGATAGAGATGAAGAGGAAAGATCTGGCCCATCCAAAAATGAGTGGGAACAAAGAGGGCCTTATCATATCACTATATTGGCAAAAAATAATATTGGGTATCATAATATTATTAAAATGTCTTCTGAATCATTTATAGATGGGTATTATGTTAAGCCTAGATTGGATCATGAACTCATATCCATGCACTCAGAGGGCGTTATAGTGCTGTCTGGGTGTCTGAACGGTGAAGTATCTCAAGCCCTGCTTAGGAATGATTACAACACGGCATTAAAGCATGCTGCTACCATGCAGTCAATAGTCGGCAAAGAGAACTATTTCATAGAAGTGCAAAATCATGATTTAGATGAGCAAAAGAAAATTATTCCAGATCTGATTAAGATAGCAAATACAATAGGCGCTAAGATAATCCCAACCGGAGACTGCCATTATGTACATCAACATGACGCCAAGGCTCATGACATAATGCTATGCGTAGCAACAAACTGTAACGTACATACTCCTAATAGATTTTCTTTTTCAGGCGATAAATTTTATCTTCAATCATACGAAGATATGGCTTCTGTATTTTCTGATGAATGGTTAAAGAACACCATGCATGTTAACGATATGATAGATGTTAACTTAAACTTTGGAGAGATTCACTTCCCTGATTTTCCTATACCGACAAAAGAAAACTCAACTGATTACTTTGAAAGATTAGCTTGGGATGGTTTAAAGAAAAGATATGGAGATCCTGTTCCGCAAAATATAGTCGATAGAGCTAACCATGAAATAAAAGTAGTAAAAGAAATGGGATTTTCGGAATACTTCTTGGTAGTTTCTGATTTAGTTAAGTGGGCGAAGGATAATCATATAAGAGTTGGATGGGGTAGAGGATCTGCGGCTGGCAGCGTTCTATCCTATGCATTTGATATTACTAATCTAGATCCAATTAGATTTGGTTTGATGTTTGAAAGATTTTTGGTTGAGGGAAGAAAGTCAATGCCCGACATCGACCTTGACTTTGACGATAGACACAGAGATAGAGTTATCGAATATGCAAGAACTAAATATGGCGATGATAGAGTTGCGCATATATGCACGTTCAATAGAACTGGTGCTAGACAATCTTTGCGCGACGCTGCCAGAGCTTTAGGCTACGATTTTATATCTGGAGATAAAATAGCAAAACTCGTCCCTGCGCCTATTCTTGGAGTGTCAAAAAACTTAGCAGAGTGTATGGAAGTCCAAGAGTTTAAAACAGAATACACTTTAAGTAGTGACTCAAAGCTAATAGTAGATACGGCTATTGGCTTAGAGGGTTTGGTTAGACAGACTGGTATACACGCAGCTGGCGTAGTGATATCCAAGGGCCCTTTGACAGACTACCTTCCTGTGATGAAAAAAGGGGTTGATGCACCACTGGTTACACAGTGGGACATGGGCAGAGTGGAACAATGCGGTCTGTTAAAAATTGACTTCCTGGGTTTAAGAAACCTTGGTGTCATAGATTCATGTTTAAAACTTATAGAAAAAAACACAAAAGAAGTTATCGACATAGAATTTATCCCACTAGATGACCCAAAAACTTATGAAGAATTATGTAAGGGAAATTCAGCTGGAGTGTTTCAGTTAGAATCTTCTGGCATGAGACAGTTGATGGTCCAAATGCAGCCGCAAAACATAGAAGACATAATGGCTTTGATATCCTTGTACAGACCTGGCCCAATGGGATCTGGGATGGATAAGCTTTATATAGACAGAAAAAATGGAAAGTCCAGAGTATCATATGATCATCCTAAGCTTGAAAAAGTCTTGGGACCGTCACTTGGTATCATGCTATACCAGGAAGACGTGCTTGGTGTTGCTAGAGAGCTTGCTGGGTTTAGCTCCGCTGAAGCAGACGACTTGCGTAAAGCCATTGGTAAAAAGCAAATGGACAAGATTTCTTTATTCAGAAAAAAGTTTGTAGAAGGCTGCGTAAAAGTTTCCGATATAACTGATGATAAAGCAAATAAGATTTATTCGGACATCGAATACTTCGGTGGTTATGGTTTCAACAGAGCACACGCTGCAAGTTACGCAATGATCTCTTACACAACTGCATACCTAAAGGCTAATTACACGGTTGAGTATATGGCGGCTTTAATGACCTCGGTAGTTGGCAATAAAGATAAACAGGCTTTGTATCTTTCAGACTGCAGAAAGTTAAACCTAGAAGTTCTTCCTCCTTCAGTAAATTATTCTGGGGTTGATTTTGAAGTAGTTAATACAAACTCTATAATTTTTGGTCTATCAGCTATAGATGGGATCGGCTTGTCTATCGCAGACTCCATAGTCAACTGCAGAGACCAAGATAAGCCGTATACCTCTCTGTATGATTTTTATAGAAGATGTGATCCATCGGTGTTAAAGAAATCTACTTTAGAAAATTTAGGTTTTTCTGGGGCCTTAGATGAATTAGTTGAAGATCAGAATATGGAATTGAGCAGAAGAATAGAATTAGAAGTTCTAGAAAAAGAGAGAGAACAACTAGGAATTTATGTAACCAACCATCCAGTTCTTGGTATCTGGGATATACTTAAAAATCAAATTACTCACGAAGTAATAGATCTTTCAGACTGCCCAGGTGGAACAGCAGTTAAGGTTGGTGGCATTATAGTGTCAAATAAAAAGATGACCACTAAAAAAGGTCAAAAGATGTACAAGCTAGAAATAGAAGACATCAGCTCTAGCATAGAAGTTATAATCTTTCCTAAGAATGCAAAAGATATAAGTGACGATTATTTTAACTCTGGAGATATATTTGTAATAAGCGCATTTTTAAACAGAGAGAATGACGATGAGAATTCTGTTGTTAAATTGTTTTATAATTCATCTGAAAAAATAGATTCTAAAATATTTTCCGGTGGCAAACCAATATCCTTAACTGTTAAAGACGGTTTGTCACAAGGCACCTTTGAAAAGATATATGATTTGGTTTCTAGCAACAAAGGAAACAGACCAGTATTTTTAGAAATTATTGATAATAATCGAAAATTTGTTTACAAATTTGATATACTTGCATCAGGAAAAATTGTGGATTCTCTTAATAAAATATTAGAATTGGAGATATAAATGGCCCTGCCAGGAAGCTATAAGAACCCCGCAGAAAGACCATGCTGGTCGTACTGCTCATCGTGCAGTAGATGTGCTGACAAAGGACGCTATACAGCGTGCAATGGGTGCAGCGGTAGATTTGACCCAAAGGGGATGATAGATATAAACAATGATGATTATTGCGATTGCAAGAATGGCAATCTTCGTTGGACACCTAAGAATGGTGGAAAAAGTTTTATAGTAAAATTTAAAAGTAATCCTTTTAAAGCAAAAGTAACATATGAAAAAAAATCAGAAGATGAACGAGATTGGGATTCATACGTCTCAGATATGAGAGAAAAGATGAATGACCCAACATGGAACCCTATAACAATAGTAGATGAGGATTAAATGTTTAAGAACGAAAACGGAAGAATGCTGCTCAACGATGCACAGATCATAGAGTATGAAGCCCCACCTGGGTCTGACGAAACCTTTTTTCTCCAGCTTGGCATGATGGGTTTTAATGCCTCCAAGGCAGAGTTGCGTGATATATATGGTTTATTAAATTACTATTTCAACATAGATTCAATAAACAATACAGTTATATCTGTAGGATAGGAGACAGTCATGCCTTGGCCTTATATTGAAGGTGATTTTATGGAGATGGGTGAGACCGGGTGGGTTTCAGTTGGACATGATAGATATGTCAATATCAAAACTGGTCACACCATAGATCAAGACGGTAAAGAATATGATCCAAACGGATTGCTTGTCACAGAACACAACACGGAAGATTAATAAATGTCAATAGCTATAAAAAAAATAGAAGACTTAGATCCGCTACAAAAGCTATCGCTCTTGGATTTTTCGTACTCAAGGTTGGATACTTACGCGCAATGCCCATCAAAATATTTTTATTCTTATATACAAAAAGAACCTAGACTATTTGGAGAAGCCGCAACGCTTCGGAAATATAGTCCACGCAGTATTAGAAAAAGTAGTTGATAAAGAAAAGCCATTAGACCATCAAGAGATGGTTGATGAGTTTGAGGCAAGCAAACAAAAGTTAGATCCAGATAATAAAATATCTCAGGAATTAATTTCTGTTGGAAGAAATCTTATAAATGAATTTTACGATCAAAACTTAGACACAACTTTTGACGTATATGATAAAGAACATGCCTTTAGTTTTATTATAGGTAACTATTCAATGATAGGTTATATAGATAGAATAGATGTCGTAGGGGATAGAGTCAATATTATTGACTATAAAACTGGCAAATGGGAAGTCACCCAAAAGGGTATAGCGCAAAACCTACAGCTGGGAATCTATGCGTTAGCTGCATCTATAATGATGCCAGAAAAAGAAATCTATGCCGAGCTACATTACCTAAGATCTGGCAAAAGAAAAGGTCACCTCTTTACTAAAGAAGATTTGGAAGATGTGAAGGTAAGATTGTTATCTTTAATTAAAGATATAGTCAATGACAATTCTTTTGCGGCTACAAGCAACGTAAGAGCCTGCTCATACTGTGACCACGCTAAGTCTGGCGAATGTGGCGTTGGTGTGTTTAGAAATAAAAAGAATCATTGGAGCGCATAAAGCGTTATTAGGTATACAAAAAACCCCCCCGCTGGATATACCAACGGGGGGGTTTTTATATTTAACTATTAGAAAGAAGCTTCAGAGCTAAGTTCGAAGTCATTGCCGTCAAACTCAGTTACGAGCTTGATAGCTGTTTCGTGGTTAAAACCGTAGTTATTAACCAAGGCATCAATCGCCTCTTCATTAGCTGCCTGGTGCATGCTGTCCAATAGGGTTCTTGTTGTTGTTGTATTTGTCATAATTGTATTCTACCTATTCCTCTGTGGTTTCGCAACTTTAAAGCCGCTTGTTTTTTACATTTATTTAAAGTATAATATACTTAGTGGATATAACAGAGTAGAGGTTACATGGTTAAGAGCATCGTTGTCAAGTCCGCAGACTTTTTTATTTCTAGATCAAAAATGAAAAACCATCCAAATTTTAAAAAGATTAACGGCAATAAAATTGCGGAAGAAATAATTTCTGATGAGGTTAAGAAACCTCCAAGGACAGGCAATGCTTACAAGCATACCAAAACTGGATACAGAAAAGATATTGATTTAAATGTAAGATCTAATTGGGAAGCTAATTTTGTACGCATCTTAAATGCATATAAAATTAAACATGAATTTGAACCTACTGTTTTTTCTTTTCCAATTAAAAAAGGAGTTAAAGGTTATACGCCCGACTTTTATTTATGTGCAACTGATGAATGGGTTGAGATGAAAGGGTACTTAGACCCAAAAAGTAAAACAAAAATAAAAAGATTTAAAAGATATTACCCAAAAGAATTTGAAAAGTTCACGTGCATCATCAGCAAGTACGCTAAGGACGCTGTTGAATTCTTAAACGAATTAGGTGTACCTAATATAGTTTACTACGAAGACATAAGATCAGAATACTCAGAAAATATAATTTACTGGGAAGGAAAATAATGGCCGCTTATAAAGAACAATATTATAATCTAGAAGAAAATGAAATGCAAGAGCTAATAGCTCAAGCTAAGTCCGGAAGCCACGCTGCAAAGCAGGAGTTGTTAAAAGTTTTTAATAATTTCTTAAGCAAGTACGTAGCATTGCTATACCACGGCAGATATAATCTAGCGGACTATGACATAAGAAGGTTCATTGGTTTGTTTGTTAAAAATCCTTACACTCGTATGGCATTAATGAAAAATAAATTAGTAAAAAAAGATCATAAAGACGTATCAGAAATAATGGGCCGGCATAGTTTACATGGCTAAAAGATATGGAGACGAAGAAGACATACGCCAAACGATAGACACGACATTCTTTCAATGCATTGCCAGGTACGAAAAGAAAGAGTCAGCTAAGGGGCCAATACCTTTTAGCCGGATTCTTGTATAGCTACTTTTTTTACTTGCTAAAGAAAAACGTTGATACATTTTTGATAGACCAGCTAGGAAGAAAAACGTTTCCACTAATAGACGATGACGCAGACACTGACCCGGAAAGTGAAAATTTTCAAACAGGATTTAAGGCAGAGCCTAGAGAGTATTCTTTAGAATCAATTTTGTCCGCAGAGGATATAGATGAAGCTTGGGTGGTCGGAGAAAATAATTTTCCTCCTTTCGATAAGTTGACAATACAGGAGAGGCAGCTGATAAAATGGAGGTATGTAGATGGCAAAAGGTCCAGTGATATATCTTTAAAAATCAATGAACATCCTAATACTGTTAGGGAACATCTAAAAGAAATAAGAGAAAAAATAGTTTCAATAATTAAAACTGATGAAGAATTGCAACCACTATTAAAACAATTTGGTTTAATCAAAAAGGATAAAAATGAATAATCAGAGTTTAGAAAAACTCCAACAACTACTTTCAGATTTTCTTGGACCACAAATCCAGGAGGTAATTAATTCTTATGTTGATGTAACAAAAAATAATAAATACTTTATAGAGATACCGGACGAAGATACTGTCGACTTGGGCATCGAAAACATGGCTTCACTTGTAGCCAAGACATCTAACGTGTACGGTAGAGCAGCAAGATTTGCTGGCATGGCCCGAGCCAACTATAAAATAATGGAAGGTAAATATAAAAAGAAATATAAGTCTTCTAGAGTTGGCAAGAATGAGGCGGAGAGAGAAGCAGCAGCCATGGAGGCAGCAGAGGACGAATACTCAGCCCTGATCACATGCGAAGCCGTCATGAGCCTAGCTGAGTCAATGGAGAGTGCTGCTCGAATATCTTCAGAGTCAGCTAGAAAGTTAATGGACAAAGTGCAGTCTATGCAGATCGCTGCATCCAGAGAAAGTAAAGGTCATTATCTTGAAAGTGATTTTACTACCTACTAAAGGAGGCAAATATGTTTATAGGCCATTACAGAGCTGTCGATAAAGCTAAAGAATTTTATTCTAATAAAAGAAAAAAATTAGATTTTCCTACTCAAGTTGAATATAAGAAAGAAAGATACCTATTAGTATCTACTCATACTATTTCTGGGGGTAGCCAGGAAAACAATATTAAAAATAGAGCCATTGAATTGGGCATCCCCTATGATATCGAAGTAGATTAATGAACTTTGAAGTTTTTTGCGATGGGGCCTCAAGGGGGCAAGGGCAAAAGAAAACTGGTGAAGCCGCCTGCTCGGTAGTTGTATACAAGAACAGAAAAAAAATAGCACAATTTTCTAGGGGTCTTGGCCCAAGAACAAATAACGAAGCTGAATACGAAGCTGTTATAGCTGGCTTACTAATATCCGCTATGGCTGATTTATCTGACCCTATTATTTATACTGATTCAGCTGTGGTCGCAAACCAAATAAATGGCAAGTGGGAATGCAAGAACAGGCTGTTGCTACCCTTGTTGATGACCATCGAGGAAATAAAATCAGAGTATAATTTCAGAGTGATTCAAGTCCCAAGATCTTTTGTCTGGGAACCCGATGCGTTGGCCAATGCTTTTCTGGACGAATTAGAAATCAGAAATCAAAAAATGCAATAATTTTCTGCTATACTTGTTGAATGAAAAAATTTGTTAACAACCAACCAATAATACTTGGCCTATCCGGTAAAGCTGGAAGTGGAAAAACTTCTGTAGCGGAATCAATAATACCAAAAGGTTCAATGGAAACTGTAAAGTTTGGAATAAATTGGGATCATATTTTTTATGCTCTTCCACTTTATGAGATGGCATCAATAAAGAAAAACATAATAGGCTTTAATGAAGAATCAAGAAAACTTTTTTCTCTTCACGAAGTTTTATATGAGGTCTATGGAGGATCCTCTATAGGCAACATGCCTCACTACGATACCCTTATCGAAAAAGTAAAGCAGATCTACAATACCCCAGTGGAAGAAGAGGGCATCAAGCCTAGAACGTTCCTGCAAAAAGCCGGTGATATTTGTAGGGAGTACGACGAAAACTGTTTTGCAAACTGGGCGATTATAAAAGCAAATAAAATATATAGAAATTATTTAAAGAATCATGATGAGGACAGTGTTAATCCCCTGTGCATTATAGTGTCTGATGTGCGTTATTTAAACGAAGCCAAGAACATTCTTAAGCAGCCAAATGGATTTGTCATAAGTTTTGATGCAGATAAAGAAATTCTTGATCAACGCATTTTGAAGCGAGATGGTGCTATAATGAGTGGCGAACAGTCTGGACATAGTTCAGAGATGGAAGCAGAAGAAGTTAAGCAAGTAGCCTCTGCCGTTATAGATACAAACAATATGAATTTGGAACAACAAGTTGCGGCAACACTAGAGTGCCTCGGAATAGGAATCAAGAGCAATGCCTAAGATTAATAAAAGTGCCCAAGAATCATCTTCATTTGATTCTCCCATAGACAATGTAATGAATTCTGTTTCCGCAGACTTGGCTATCACGACATCGCCAGTCTTTATTTGTGGGGTAAACAGAAAAATAAACATTGGGAATTTTGAGAACATTGACGTCTACGCCGCGGTAACTATACCACTGCCAAACGCCTCGTTTGAGGATAAAGAAGGCCTTAGATTGGCTATAGAAGATGCAGCTGCGTACGGGTTTGCTGTTGTTTCTAAAGAAACTGGTGATAGATACTCTTTAATTAAAGAATCACAACAGGGAAATAAATAGACATTAATTGTAAATTATCATTATATAATATATAATATTACTATATTAACACAAGAGAAAAATAGAGGGTAAAATGTTTAAGAACATAGCGAATAAAATAAAGTCAGTCCTTTTCAAGGCACAAAATATCAAAGCAGATAGTGCCATGGCTAAAGCGCAAGCTAAGTTAATCGACCAATTTGCCGATCAAGCAGATGCTGTCGCTGACATTGCAGTGCAGGCCGCAGAAAACATCGTTAAGGACGCTAAGAAAGAAGCAGCTAAGGCAGTCAAAGATGCCTCTAAGGCAACAAAGAAGCCTTCAGCAAAAGCTCCTAGCAAAACAGCGGGTGCAAAAAAGGGTAGTTCAAAAAAGACAACTAAGTAATTATTTTTCGTTACTATGTCCTTAGCTAAGTTTAGAAAAGTATCTAAAGGTGGGGTGTCACTCAAAAAAAAATTGGGTGACCCACTAGATTCTGGAACTAAAAAAGATCCTGAAACGAAAGATAAAAAAAATGACCAAAAATAAATTTAGTTTAACAAGTATGTTTTGGCATTTGGTTTTTAGACTTTATGATATAGCAGAAGCTATGGACAGAAAGAAAGAAAATGGTAATAAAAAATAAAATTTATATAGCTGGTCCTAGAATGGGTCAAAATAATTCTATGTACGGCATTGAAATAGGTAAAGCCTCGAAAAAAGTTAAATCTTCAAAAGTTAGCAAGAGTAAAACAAGGAAGAAAAAATAATGGCTAAAACCGCTGCATGGCAACGCAAAGAAGGCAAGAACCCTGCTGGAGGCTTGAACGCTAAAGGCCGTGCTTCATACAAGGCCCAGACTGGTGGCACACTAAAGCCGCCAGTGTCATCCAAGCAGGCAAAAAAATCACCTAAGTCCGCTGCAAGGCGTAAGTCTTTTTGTGCGCGTATGGGCGGCATGCCGGGGGCGATGAAGAAGCCAAATGGCAAACCAACACGCAAAGCACTTGCTTTACGCAAGTGGGACTGCTAATATTTAACATAACACTAAACAAATAGGAGAAAACAATGGCAATGAAAAAGAAAGCACCAGCAGCAGCAAAAAAGGCTCCAGCAGCAAAAGCTGGCATGACCGCCGCTCAAAAGAAGCTTCCACCATTTATCCAGGCAGCTATAGCTAAGAAGAAGAAGAAATAATATAATGGCTATGAAAAAAAAGACTAGTAAAGGAGACCCAGCAGCTGCTGCTTCCAAGAAGCAAAAGCTTACTGGCTTGATGCAAAAGGGTATGACTACCCCAACTTTTGACGGAACAAAGAATCGTCCTAAAAAGAAGATGGGCTCTTATAATGCGGATAATGCTCCTAAGAAATCAGCGCGTACATATAAATAGAAAAATGAAATAAACCAAGGATTATTATTACTATGTCTAAGTACGTACAAAACGTTATGCCTGTTGAAAAACAGGAACCGGTTAAGAGGACAGCAAAAAAAACTGCCCCAAAAAAAGCTAGCAAAAAAACTAAGGAGAAATAAATCATGGCTATGAAAAAGTCAAAAGGTAAAGGCGTTAGTGCGCCAGAACCAACCGCTTCAAGCGGTCAGATGAAGATGGCACAGCGTTCAGTAAAAAACCCTGCAACTTTAAAGAATGTTGCAACCGGCGGCAAGGGCACAACAGCACCTAAGCCAGCGGTAACATCGGGCCAAATGAAAATGGCACAGCGCCCAATCAAGGTGCTTGGCAAAATTGGTTCCGGCAAAGGTAAGAAGTAGCATCTAAATTATTATAACAACAGGTCTTTCTTAATTGATTGGCCTGTTGTTATATTTATAACAGGACACGAGAGGAAAGCATTATGAGTAAAGTTGCTTGGGATTATATAGTTCCAGTAGTATTACCAAAAGATCTTAAGGGTATTGAGCCAGGTAAGTTGCCTGCACACCTCTTGCGTCCTATCGAAGCTGGCGGAAAGATGCACTGGCTTGCAGCCGCAGCTTACAACGCCATGGACGAAGCAGCAAAAGCTGAAGGCGTTGAGCTTAAGCCTACATCAGCAGGCGATACATATAGAAGTTATGAGAGTCAGCTTGCTGGCTTTAAACAAAGATACCAGCTTGAACCAGTAGTTGGAACTAGCACAAAGACTTTTGAAGGTAAGACATGGTATCTTAAAAAAGGCATGGCTATGTTGGCTACTCCTGGTAAGTCGCAGCATAATCTCGGCTTGGCGGTTGACATTGCTAATGCATCAGAACCAAAGCGCCTCAATTGGATGATTGCGAATGTAAAGAAGTTTGGTTTTTCATGGGAAGTTGTCCCTTCAGAGCCATGGCATCTTAGATATGTAAATGGAGATACACCTCCTCCAGCAGTAGCTGAGTGGATGGCAAAGAACAACTGGGAAAAACCAGCAGGTTCTGCTGCTCCAGCCGCAGGTGGTGGCAATGATATAGCGAAGCTTCAGGAAGCGCTTAAGATAAAAGGATTTTACAAGGGTGAAATTAATGGTCAAAAAGATGCAGCAACAGATGCAGCTGTAAAAGCTTTCAAGGTAGCTAATAAACTTACTGCCGATTCAGTTGCTGGACCAAAGGTCAAAGAACTGCTTGGTCTTTAATGGAAATCGTATGGGCTTCCGCTGTTACTGGCGCGTTTGGCGTTTTGATGCTTCTCATAGAGAAGGGGCGTCGTGAGAATGTTCGTGACCACGGCTTTGTCAAAGATCGCTTAGATTC